TGTGGCATATTAGCTATTGCCATTGCTTCTTCTAAACCTTTTTGAGTACCGTTAAATGTAACTAAATTATTAATTCCTTCAAGTTGAGTTGCTAAATCACCACTCATACCTAATGCACTTGTTATATCTCTTGGTATTCCTCTATTGGTCATGTTTGATTTCATTTGTTGATACATTTCAAGAACTGGAAATAAGTATTCTTTTTCTAATGTACCACCAGCTAATTTTTCAAATTTATACCTAATGCTATCAGGAAGTTTCATTTGCTGTGATAATATCTGATAAAATTTATCAGAACTAGCAAGTGCCATAATATCTTCTGGTGAAGGATTGTTTGAAAACTGTACACCTGATTGTGAGTATATAAAGTTTTCATATATTGGCATTTCTTTTTTACCAATATCCTGAATAATTCCTGAATCTAAAGCATTAAAAAATTGTTGTGCAATGATTTGATCTTGTGAAGCAATCTCATTTGTTTTTCGTATTGTCTTTACAGAATTGATTGCTCTACCTATACTTAAAAGATCTAATGTATGAGGATTATTGGCTATCAGATTTTTTATAGATGAATAACTGACACCTCTTTTTTCAAAATCTAAACTTGAATTATCACTTACAACATCAGGGAGGTCTTGCAATCGACCACCTAAAAAAGCATCATAAACTTCGCCTATCTCAGAACTCGATAAGTTTTGTAAAGCTATACCAATTCTTTTTTCCATTACTCGTCTGCGTAATTCTCTTATTCTTCTTTGTGATTCTGAACCAGTTATTTTATTATCAGTCACAAGATCGATATACTCATTTGATATTCTTTTCATTAGAGAATCACCAACAGCATTATCTCCAACCATGTAAGCATTGATAGCCTGGTTCGATAAATTTTCTGTTAGTTCATCAGTATTAAAAACAATAAGTTCATCCTCAACTCTCTGCTTATTTACCATTGCTGTATTATTACCAATAGCTATTTTTGCTGAAGCATAATCTGCTAGTATTCCTTTCATTGAAGGATCAGATTTATCAATCAATCCAGCAACAGCTATAGAAGCATCAGTGTTATATTGGTCAGGATCAGATTTATTATTATTTAAAGCATTTGATATTTCAGTATCAATCAATGATTGCATTTTATATTCATATCTTCGCATCATGTTTTCTTCAAAAGCTTTTGTACCTATAGTACCCATACCCATAGGTGCTTTTGTTATTTGACCATTTTCATCAAAGACGTCGACTTGCATTGATGCTCTTGCACCAGCTTTTTTTGCTTCTTCACTTGCTCTTTTAAAAAATTCACCTGACAAACCTTGAGATATTTTTGATAATGTTTCCCAAGTATCAGACTCTGATGTTCTTTCTTGAGAACGAACAACACCTACTGGTTTATTAAATACCTGATTACTAAATCTTTCTATCTTAACCATTAATCTGTATCTCCAACTTTTACTCTATCATATTCTAAAATACCTTGTGTACCACTACCAACAAGATTTAGAAGTCCTTGTCGTCGTAAAGACTTGGCTCTGTCAGTTGAACTTGATATAGCTTCAAACTTTTGCAAATCATAATTTTTAGAAACATTCTTTCCTTGAATAGCTATTCTGTCTAAGTCAGTTTTAAGTGTAGCAAAGTTACTTTTTTCAAATGCTCTAAATGATGGATCACTTGCATCTCTTCCCATAATAGCCCTCATGGCAATATTTGATGCCATTGATTGAGAAAAACTTTGTAGTAATGCTGTTGTTTCCTGTTCAGCATTAAGTTGTGCTACTTGTTTTTGTTGTTCTATTCTTTCAGCAGTTCTCTGACCAGCCCTTAATGCTTCCTTTGCACCAGCCCTTGCTGACATCATTCCACTTACACCTGATGCTACTGTTGTAAATAATAATAATTGTGGTGACGGAACACACATTAGAAGGCTACCTCCACTATCATTCCATTTAGTTGTAAAGAAACTGGTGCAGTTTGAGTTATCAAAACTCTTGGGTCTGTACTGTAACCCAACATTCTAAACTCTTTCTTACCAGTAAATTTTGATAAGCCTTGTGAAAAATCATCAGTTGTACTTTGTAATATCAATGGTACTGCTGTACCACCACTACTAACAGATACAGATAATGTTTCCACCAGGTCTAAATTAACTCTTGTTATTTGTCTTGGTTCTGCTGTAAGAGGACCACCATCTACTTGTGCATCTAATGGAAGAGTTGTTAATACACCAGTATAACCAAAACCAATTTCTGCTGAACTTGTTGTACTCACAGCAGATACATCTATTTGATTTGAACCTTGCGTATAGTTTCCAAGATAATCATTTCCAGATACGACGTCGACTTTTGCATTGTTTTCAAAAATTGAATTTGTTGTGAACACTCCATTACTTCCTGAGAAGTCATCACTGCAATCTAAAGTAGCTGTATCCAAGAACTCCTCTAGCATAAACTTTACAGTACCACCACCTAAATCTCTTTTAGCAACACAAAACAATCGTTCATCAATAGTACACATACTGTGAAATCCACCAGTAGTGCCAGTATCAGAGGTTGTCCACAATGTCCACCCAGCCTTTTGTTCATTACGAATTGAATGAAATACTGCGATTGTGCCATCACTATTAACAAAAAAAGCATAACTTTCAGGTCTTGCCAACGCACCACGCATAGCTGTCATTTGCGTTGGATCGATCACAAGATGTGAACTTAATAATGAAATAGGTGTTGATACATACGCACTTTCCTCGTCACTAAATACAAACTCTCTTACTGTCCTACCACCTCTTTGAACATATACTGTAGCACCATCAAATGGTGTAGGTCTTACACTTGCACTACCAAAAGGTGTTTGTCGTCGTATCTGTGCATTTGTTGGTGTCAATGCACTGCTTGCAAAAGATGGTATAAAAAATTCAGAAGTGCTTGTGAACACTTGTAAATCTCGTGAACTTGTTAAATGTTTAATAGAGTTAAACTCACCAGCACTGATTGCAAACTGTATGCTCTCATTTGATTGTGCTGTACCAACATCAAAGTTAAAAAACTCTGAAGTTTTCGACGACCATATTCCATCAGGTTGACTTGTTGTGCCAGCAAACCAAAGTCTATCTTCATGGAATGTAACAGCACTTGGAAAACCTCTGAGTGTAGAGTAAGATTGTTCATCAAAATCTGTGTCTGCTGTTGTTCCAGCTAATGTTTTTCTAACAGTTGCATTAACTTGAGTTGCACTTGTAAAGCCAGTTACAAGACATTCATTACCTTTATATCTTACAATAGTTCCTACATGACCACTTTCAAAATAATTTGCAGAAGTTGTTAATGTAATATTACCACTTGTACCACTTGGAGTAAGAGTTACACCACTTTCTTGAAATGCAAAATATGGTTGGAATTTTTCATCATTAGCTGTTGTTTCATCAAATGCAAACTTTCTTACTTCAAATGTTGTAAGTCCAGTTCTAACTATTCTCATTTGTATATGAGAACTATGAGCAACAAACATATTATCAGCAGACTGTGCTATAGTTTGATGTTCTATTGTATCAACAGTCCACGGCAATGTTGTACTATCTGTATCTGCTGTTAATGCTTGGATATGAGATATTGCACCAGTTGATGCAACTATACGAAAGAAGTCACATCTACCAGCACTAAATGCTACAATATATCTTTCGTCGTCAGAAAATAAAAATGGTTCTATCTTTACTTGTAATCTTTTTGCATTGTCTACTGTAATAGTAGTAAACTTATGAATAAACTCTGTGCCTGGTCTACGTTTAACTCCACCCTCTGCCATAAGAAAAAAGTTTCTACACTTCTCTGCTGATTGAACATAAACATTCAAATCAGTTCTTGATGTCATTGATGGTGAAACTTCACCTCTTTCAAAATTGTTGAGAGGTACACGAATACGAGCCATTAGACATTACTCGATAATGTACCAGTTGTCCTTCTTGATGTAACAAAACGATTAGTAGAAAGTCTAAGAGTTGTCTGCTGTTGACTATCAAGTGTTCTTGCTTTCTGCATAAAGAACCTTGCTTTCTCAAACATATTATTAGACATACTATCATTTCTTGCTAGTGCTAATGCAAAGTGTCCAGCCAATTCATAGACGACAGCCTGTACAAAGTATGCTGGAAACTTAGCTTCTAATTGTCTAAAGTTATAATCTATGACGACGACATCATTAACACTTGCATCATTGAAGATAAAGTTACCATAAATCTGATAGTCAATATTTCTATCATTTACTGTAACAGCATTTATCATTAATGAGTCAGAAGGTATTTGGTAAGCTGAATTATATCTACCAGTTGGTTCATCTGATAGTCTGTTACCTATTGCTTGGTTTACTGCAAATCTCCATCTTGTATTTACAAGACTAGCTTGAATAGTATCTTCATAAAGATTAACAGCAACCAATGCTTCGTTTGATCCATCACTAAAAGAAGTAATTGGTTGTGCGCCAATCAACACCAGTGACCGAGTACATATATCGATAGGAGATGTCGCTGATGTTGATTGACTCATATTATTTAGTCGCCATCTGTTTCTGCAACAGCAGTTCCGTCTGAAACGTCGACTGCTGAACCAGTGTTTGAAAGCACGGTACAAAAATTTGTTGTAGGAGTATTAGTATCCATAACAATAATTAAGTCCCTTACGTTCAACATATTAGCAGAGTTATTAAAATAACCAGCACTGTTAACAGTTGCGATTGTATCTGTAGTTTGATAAATCCAAAGATTTACTCCACTAGCACCACCTATTCGGTGTAATCCACTTGCACTATAAGCCATGATCTACCTCCTAAGTGTTATTGTCTAAGAACTCATAGACACCATTGTCATCAATAACAACAGCACCCATTGACATCATAGACGTTGCAAGGTGAGATACCCTTTCAGGTATGTAATTTAATTCTGTTGTGACGTCGGCACCAATACCTAGTCCTACAGCAGAAGTGTGATAAGCCATATTCTTACCAGCAGTTACTGAAGAAGAAGAGAAGAACATAAAACCTAAAAAGTTCTTAGCTGTCATTCCACCAGCAAAAGGTAAGTTAGCTTCACCAACAAAGTCTGCACTAGCAAACTCATTGATTGCATATAGATCAGCAAATCCCTTTGGGTTCATTGCTACATATCGACCACCATCTTCTGGAATGTCAGCAACACCAAACTGCTCAAACAATGCTAACACATCTGCCTTTTCAATAGCAGAACTTGTGTCATGAATTTGAGTAGAACTAGCACCACTATCCATAGCAGTGATTAATATTTCATCAGTCTTTCTACCTAAAGCACCAGCTTCAGACTTAGCGATTGCCTGACGTTCATCTATATTAGTTTTGATTTCATCCAACTTGTCAATATATTCAGCAGCATAATGATCTTCCATTGTTACATCAACAGTTGTGTGGGTCAATTCCATAGGTGTGATTTGACCATTTCTACTTTTAGTAGAAGCTGAACCTTTACCAATCTTCTGAAAGCGAACTGTGCTTCCTCTCACATTAGCAACAGTACGCACAGTGTTCCTTAATTTAGAACCCATACGTTGATATGCTAAGTGTACTTCAGATTCAAACTGTCTAATAAAAGCAGTATCAATAGTATTAGCCATTGATTGTCTCCTTTAAAAAGTTAAAATTTATCAGTTTGCAGATGATTGTCCAACTTTCAGCTTCATTAAGATTGTCTTTAAAAAGGTCTTTCAGCATACATTGGGTCATTACGAATTAAGCATTGGCATTTCTAAACCTTCTTGACAACGCACAAAACGTAAACACTCAAAACTATTTACATATACTGGTACAGAATAAAAACTAAACCCAAGCCAAGCTAACCAAGTTATTGTTCTTTTATGATCTGATGGTACAACATTTTCTAATACCTCATAATCTTCTTGTAAAAGTTCGATAATCTCTCGTGATGCTTTTAAAAAACTAAAGTGGTTTTTCTCTATATCTTTACTGCCAAGTAACCATATAGAAGCAAAGCTACTGTTGTTTGAATACTGCATTGTACCAAACATACATATAGGAATGTCGTCGACAAGTGCTGTAAATGTTTTACAGCCTTTATCGACTAGTGGCATATGTAATGCACGATTAGGTGAAACACCATGAATGATACATTCACGAACATCCTCAGGTCTTAGATTTTCTTGTAGGTACTTTGCATCTTCACTTGTTGAAGAAACAATATCAATTCTTCCTATTGTAGCTGTATAGTTACGAACCATACAGTTTATTGAAACCATCAGTTACTTTATTGACAAAGTTTTGATCTCTTTCACCAGGCTTCCAATATCTAGGATCACGCATCATTTCATCTAAGTCATCTTGATTTAATGTAGCTGGTTGAGTTCCATTACCACCAAGACTACTATTTTTTTGCATCTCCATTATTTTTTCAAGAACACCAATGCCTTCAGCAGTTGAAGCAAGATTTTGTATTGCACCAAACTCTTCTTCAGTAAAGTTATTCTGTGTCCACAAAGTAACTGCATCAAGTCTTGCTTGAGCATTATCACCTAACTTTGCTTTCTCAGCTTCAATGTCAGGTTGCATACTATTCATAAACTCAGCAAACTTTCCTATACCAGCTTCAAACTCTTCTTGTGAATAACCATTTTCAAATGCTTCATTAGCCCACCAGTTAAACATTTCATTATCTTGAGCTAGTTCTTCATCAATGCTTTCAGGTATTTTGTAATCACCAACTGATGCTGGTCTACCATTATAGAACTCTTGTTCAAGTTCTTGTAGGAACTGATCTCTTACAGTTTCATCTTTTTGACCAATCTTACTTTCTAATTCACCATAACTTTGAACTAAACTTTCAGGTGTTTCAAACTTTTCAGGTAACCATTCAGGTCTTGTTTGTTCCACTTCTTGGCTTGTTGAAGAGTCCGTCTGATCGTTTACTACTGTCTGTGTCGCTTCTTCCATTCTTTACTCCATGATTATGAACAATTCTGCGTTCAATTATCCCTACAATATATCGTTGACCCTCAAGGTGACGTAGCTTTGCATCTGTTATATCAGGTCCAGCTACCATTTCTATAGTTATACTTTTAAGATATTTCAAGACTTCTTGACCTATTGGTGTAGAAAAACAACTACCAACAGCATCTGAAATCATTTCATCATTTTCTTTTGATCTTGGGAATCCATCAATTCCGATATTATTTGTCATGTAAATTTCCTATGCGATTTAGTTTTATCCGAAATACGTTTTGGTTGTTTAGAAAACTGTTTGCCTTTTTTAATGGCACGACGTTTTGCTTTAGTTGACCTTGCGTACTCTTCGTCAGATAATGCACTAATTGCAGAGGAAGGTAAATATCTTTCTCCAGTTGCATCTTTTCCTTGTGTCGACGGCTTACCACTTTTGGTTCGCCATTTCTGTTTAGTCCATGCAACTAAGGATCGTTGAGGTTTCTTCATGAGGTATAGCCACCACCAGCTTTCTTATATGCTAATGCTAGCATTTGTGCTTTACGAGCAGACCATTGACCAGGCTTTCCACCTTTGCCACCAGCCTTTATTCTTGCAAATATTCTTTTACGCATTGCTGGCTTGGTATAGTTGCCAGCTTCATTTACTGCCATTTTTCTTCTTCTTCATCTTTGAAGCCATAATTTTTTTCTTTAATGCTTCAGGTAAGTTCTTTTGTTTACCACTTAACATTTGATTTTTTGATGGTCTACCTTTTTGTGAACCATATGTTCCTTTACCCATTGGCATAGTTTATCTCCTTAACAATCCCATTTACGAAGTGATTTATTAATTCTGCTATTGGGATCGTTTGCTGTTTTAGCAGAAGTTAATTTTCTTTTCATACCACGCATCCTAGCACAAAAACTCTTTCTACGTTTTGCAGACTTTGGACTTTTCTTAGCTTGTTCTCTTGATACTGGTGGTTTAAGATTACCACCTTTGGCATTGTAGGAAGCACGACCTTTTGCATTTAATCCACCCTCAGGGTTCTTACCCTCTTTTCTTTGCCAAGCTGGAGTTGCCATAAGTTAATATCTATTTCCGAAATTTTCTCTTTTTGTTTTTCTTATTCTTGGTAATAAATGATTTAAGGTTTTATTGTATGCTGAGTTTGGTGCAAAACCATCTATTCTATAACTTTTATAAGTATCAAAAAGACCAGACATTCCCATAAAATTTATTACTTCTTGACGTTCTTTTGATCTAGTTCCAGCTACTTTTATTTTTTCTAATTCATTTTTTGTTTCTTTTGTTGATATATCAATATCTTTTTTTTTAGAACTTTTTCTGATAAAAGCATTTAATTTTTTTTTATTAATCATTCTTCTTGCTCCATCATAGGTTGTTGTTGTTGCTGTTGAGCAAGCTGTGCTGTCATTCTAATTATCTCTTCACGACTTGCTTTATCTCTTATGAGGTTATCAGGAACACCAAACTTTCTTGCTAGATGTATAGATGTTTCTTCACTATCTATTAACAAGTTAATCATCTGTGGTCCAAATCTACCACCAACTAATTCTAAGAATCTGTCGACGGAAACAATATCCTGTTGTGCCTGTGCTTGTGCCAATGGAGATACAGACCTTACTTTTACTTCTCTACCATTGATTGTAGGTATCTCAATACGACCTTGTTTTTTGAGTATATGTACAACTCTTTGTAATACTGGTGTTACAAGTTCAGCTTGTAATCGACCAAAAGCAGAACCTATACGTCTTGATAGATCAGCCATTCTTTCAGCAATCTCTGTAGCACTAGCTGGTGTTCTGTTTGGATCACCAAGCATATCATTATACAATGCTCTTTTGATATTATTACGCATATCATTTAACACAAGATCAGCGACATCAAATCTACCAGCAGTTGCTATTGGCTGTAATCCAGCAGAACCAGGCGACTTTGGAATCACAGTACCAGGCACTAATGAAACATTATCAGGATTTATAACTCCATCATCTTCCATCTGATAGATACCTGATATAGCCATCTGTGCATTTTCTAATATAAGTTCAATAGTAAGGTTGGTAGTCTTGATTGCACTGAGGGCATTGATTAATGGACCTCTCCCATAAACCTCCCCAGATGCTTTCGACCAGCGATAAGCTATTATAGGACATGAACCAACACCCTCATACTGTTCATCTAAAATCTTCTGTTTTGTCTCAAGATCAATAACGCAATATTTATGAGCCATAACATTAATTCTAGAATAATCTCTATATACTATTTCTAGTATCTTTCTTTTTTCTTCAGGACTTCTAAGGACTGCTTCTTTTATTTTTTGCGGAATAATAGCTTTTGGATACGCAACCAAAAGCTGTCCACCCCTGATTTGACGTTCTCTATATATGGAGTCAACTCTGTCATCAGGACCGACATCCAAGACAACATGAGGTAATGGAATCGCTGAAAACCTAACAGGATTAACTGCATCACCTTCTTCACATAATAGAACACCAGTTCCAACAGCACAGTCAAGAAACGACTCGTGTACTTCTTGAGCAAAGTTACTGTTCTGTAGAATCTCAAATACATAATCTGTTACTCCTTGCAGTTGAGAATTAACTTCATCTCTTTGTTCTTCAGGTACTTCTGAACCAGCAATAAAGTCAGCCCATCTTGCAAAGTTTGGTACAAGACCTGATTGCAACCTTGATGCAAATTCTTGTACACCGACGACGGCAGTTTCATCAAAGATTTTATCATCTCTTCTTTGACCAGGTGTTTCTGCATAAAAACTTTCTCTTTGTGGAAGAGCATACTCATAACATTCTTCAAACAATGATGTCCAATTATCTCTGAGTGACTTTGCTCTTTCATATCTTCTTAATAAATTATCTACTGGTTTATCAGCACCAGTATTGATTGGTGTAATTGTATTTACTTCAACCATTACATTGGGTCCTTATAATATCCGATACCACCTGATTGTCCTGATATAAGTGATCGACGACCAACTTTTCCAGAGGAAACCTTTTTATTAAACTCTTCTTGTTTCTTTTTCTCTGCTTCTTGTCTTTTCTTTTCTTCAGCCTTTTGCTTTTCGATTTCAGGATCGACTTTGGGTTCAGGCATTACCATTTTAGGACTTTTAAAAAAACACATAATTTTCGATACTCCATTCAAATGATTTTATCCACGCACAAAAATGATACATAGCTAAACCATATATTAATAAAAACACTCTTAACCTAACTACATCCGTGACCACAAGCCAACTCTTCTTTGTTTTGGTCGTCGACGAAAAACATCAAACTCAGGTTTTGCATTAAATGATCGTAGTGGTTTATTGTTTCCAATGATTGATCTACCCTCACCAGCACCCAACATTAGATATTGAAGTGCATCATGTATATGTGAATACATATTCTTATCAGGTTTGTCATCAAATCTTTCACCTGATACTTGTAATCTTCTATATTGGTATCCACCCTCAAAACCTTTTATTAGCTGTCGACAGCGATAGTCAACCATAAATGCTGGTACACCCTCAACCATCTTCATCAATGATTTATTTACAGCTTCTATTCTTAGAGATACATCATTAGATGGTGCTGGTAATGCTCTTAATCCAGCACCTCTAAGTATTTGAAATGGTGTGCTTTCATCTGTTTGCGCCCTGAAGTCACCACTTGGATCACCATATATCAGTGCTTCACAGTTTAAATATTTAGTTGCAATCTCTTCTCTCAACAGTTCAGAGAACCTTACTATACCCATATCAAAAGCAACTATCTCAGCTTGTATTAACCAACGACCTCTTACTTTTTGTGCAAATACCCCAGCTGGAGTAAGTCCAAAGTCTAATCCAATATATACTGGCTGACCATCTGCTACTGGTATTTCTTCTTTTGATACATGAGTATCTCCTACAAACATTGGATATATTGGTTTACCATCAGAAATACTACCAAGTTTATTCATTACATATACATCTATCCAAGACTTTGTTTTACCTTTGACAGTATTCTCATAGTATGTACTCAAAAGGTTTTTTCTATTTTCTGCTTTACTGTTTTCTTTATAGTCGACGACAGTACCATCTTCGTTTTTCTTTTCCAACATTCCTGGTGGCTGTGTAAAGAATAACCAGTTATCAGGTTTGACCAACATCTTTATTTCTTCTTTTGGAATATGATCTGGTACTGGTACTTCACCTGACATAATCGCCCACCAGTGATCTTCCTCAGGTGCATTAGTATCACAGATTATACCTGACCAGCTTGGACCTCCCTCTCTCATAGATGGAAAACGACCAACACGCATTGTACAAGCATCAACAATACTCTTTGGTATTTCTCTTGCTTCGTTTATCCATATACCAGTTAGTTCTAATGACAATAGTTTCTTTACATCTTCAGGTCTATCAAGTGCTAAGAATATAACTTCAAGTTCTATATCACCTTTCATAATATTATGTGTATATGGAACTTCCCATCTAAACTTACCCCATGTATTTTCTGGAAACCAATCTAACCATGTTTTGATTGTCGTTGTCCTAAGTTGTGGATTGGTATTTCTAATAATCGCCCACCTCGATTTACGAATACCCTTTTCGTTTTTTTTCTGTGCCAATGCTCGTCTAAAGACTTCGACACAACACGCCACCGACTTTCCACTTCCAACTGGACCACGCAGTCCTCTAAAAAACGAGTCATCTTTCATAAACTCCTTTAATACTACACCATCAGGTTTGTACTTAAATGTTGTCAATGTTGTTATCTTTACCAGCTTTTATAAGTTGTTCAACTGTAGCTGGACCTATTGTTGCAATTAATTTATCAGCTTCCCTATCAGATTTATGTTCATCAGGTACATACTGTAAATGTATTTTCTTAACAATGGTTCTTAGTAATCGTCTTTCCTCAGGCTTTAGTATGTGTAAAAAACTCATAATTGTCCTGTTCGTTTTTGATAAAATAAATATCCTAGCCACATTATCACAGCACCAACCAATGTACAAAGAAATATAACACCAGCTATATTCAATATTCTTGCTCTCATTTCTTGTTGTGCATACAACTGTTCTTGTCTTTGCTTTCTTATCTTGGCTTGCATCTTCAATAAATCAGACCATGCGTTAGGACCATGCGTTAGATTAATCCAGTTACGCAGTTCTTCTTCCATAGCTTCTGCCTTTTTTTTCGCAGCAAATGCATCCATTGCTTCCTGTTCAACACTTGAACCAGCAAATAATTTTTTAAACAATGGAGGATTCTTGGACATCTTCTCTGCATGGTTGACATCAGAAACAGCACCCATCCATCTTCCAATGTCACCATACATTGACTCCACATCCTTCCCCATCTGGAAGCCTTTTTTTATTAGGTTGAAGGCTGTTGAAGCTGTTGCAAGAGCAGTTACTGGGTCCACAATTATCCTAGCAGTGATCGTATTTGCGACATGATACCAGTAAAACCACTCTTCTGTCGTTTTTTTCTTTTTCTTGAAAGTTCAGTAAGTAGAGTTGGAGTTATCTTTTCTTTAGTAACTAAGTCTAGTTTTGTTTCTTGTGGGTTGTCCAATCTATTTACGACGTCGACATTATTAGATGTAATCTTTTGTTGTGTATTAAACAACTGTGTCTGTGACATATCAGGTGTTGCCTGAAGTAAAGTTTGACGATTTCTTGAACCAACAACTTTTACAGACTTAGGGTCTGTGATAGCTTTAATTCTTGTTTCTTTACCAGCAAGTGTTGATCCAGTGATAGGGTCTTTATAAATTGTACCACCTTTAATAAGTCCACCACTGATTGTAAACTTTGTCGGACTCTTTGGCTTTGGAAGGGGTGGTGACATTTTTACTGGTTGATTAGCTTCAGCTACTTTTCTTGTTGTTTTAGGACCACTAGCTTTTGATACTACTGTCTGTATCTTCTTTGCATTGTCTGCACCTCGTGCTGGAGATTGTGCTTTTGATTTTTCTTTTGCTTTTGCTAATGCTTCTTTTTGACTTTTTACTAAAGCAACTCTTGCTCTTTCTTTAGCTTGTGCTAATGCTTTTTGTGCATTGGCTTTCTCTTGTCTTTCCTGTTCTCTTTGGTCAGACCTAGACTCTTGTGCTGGTCTTGACGATCTATTTTGTTTTTTCTTTTCTTCTTGTTTTGCTTTGTAAACACCTCTTGGTGGCATATCAATTCTCCTTATTTAATACTGTTAAAACAGATTGATTAAATTTATTCTTTTTTATTTCCTGACCCTCAGGTATATCCCAGTTAATAGTTCTTGTTGCTCCTGAATCATCACCAAGCATTAAACCACCAACTGCGTGTAAACCACTGTAGAAGTTTCCTTGACGAATATTATCAAACACATCTCTTTTAAATTGAACACCACCCTCTGCTTTTGCACCAGTAGACTTTAGATTTGGATTGAAGTCATAGATGTCTGTTACCCTATAACCATCTTCTGTCCTCGTTACTCTAAACTCTCCAAGAGTCATCTTGATGTTCATGCCATCACTGTTCTTAAAAAACTCTTTAGCAATTTCAATCGTCGACAAATCATTAAAGTTCTTCAAACCAAAGTAATCATTTAAAGACTTGTAGTTAAAAGATTGTACTGTTCCCACCTCAGCATCACCAAGCTGTTCATCAAGAAAGCTTTGTAAAGTATCAGTAGTCTTTTTACTAAACACTTCTCTTAGCTTGACGTCGTCTCTATCAGCAAATTCAGGTAATAATGAGTTGTATAATGAATCTGTAAATAACTTTAGTGCTTCTCTCATACTTCGCTTATGTAAGAAAAAAATATATTAGACAACGCACAAACCGAACCTTTGTGAAATAAATGCGAGTGAGGGAGGAGTAACAGAGTAGGTGTCGGACTTTTTGACCCCACTACTACTAACTGAGATCAATGTTGACATTTATATTTCCAGCAATCAGGTGCATTTGTTTATCAGGTGCTTTGAATCCAGCTCTATCTAGTATATCCTTACTTGCTTCGAGCTGAACATACTCACTCTTAGCACCTGATGCTAGCTTAACTAGCTTTGCACTAGCCAACGTAGCATTTCCTCCCAAGCTTTCTGTTATTCTCTTCATCATATACTCTTGTACATGGGCTAGTCGC